AGGGGCAGGTGAGGCCGGCGGCACGGCTGGGCGCGACGGGGCAAACGCGGCGGGGCAGCGGGTGCAGGGCGGGCGTTCAACTGGGCGGAGCCCCCAAGAAGGCGTTAATGGAAGGCGCCCGCCCGCCCCGACCCCCGCCAGCGGTAAACCCGTGCAGAGGCCGGTGGCGCCGGGCTAAACTGGGGGAACCGGCGGCGGCGGAGAAGGATGAAAAGTGGGGGAACGGTTCGAGCCTAGTCGAAGCTGTTCGTTTGGACGGTCGCGTGCGCGGCCGGAGGCGGCGAGCGGTCGGAAGCGGCGTAGCCGCCCGCCGTGAGCCGCGAGGCGGCGCGGGAGCGTTTTACCGTTTGCCGGTAAGTGGGTAAACGTGAGCGCACGACGCCGGCGTGGGCGCGGGACGCGCCCGTGGCCGGCGCGTGGCAGGTGGCGAGGCGGTGGAGAGCGGTGTTGGCGAGGCGGTGCTGGTGGGTGAGGTGGTGGCTAACCGGTATACGGTGGTGTGTGAGGGGCGTCCAGCGCCAGGTCCCGGCGGCGGCGTGGTGCGCGTGAACGGGGTAGGTGTGGGGTGTGAACGCTAGGGGTCGGTGGCGGTGGGCCAGAAGTGCCAGCAGGTGTGGCAGACGTGGCCGATGGTGAACCAGCGCTGGTGGCTTCGTGAGTAGGCGGTGTAGACGGGTCCGCAGCGGGAGCGATTATCGAGGTAGTGGTAGCGGCCGCGAGTCATTTGTAGACATTATAATTGAGCTCAATCTTTGTGTCTACAAGCTCGAGGTGCGGCCGCGGGCGACGCGGGGCGTGGCGACGGAGGCGGCGTGTTGGAGGAGGGCGAGGGAGATGAGGTAGTCGTCGTGGCCGTCGGATGGGTCGACGTAGAAGTTCATGAAGCGGCCGGGTAGGTAGTCGGCTCGGGCGTGTTGGATCTCGTGCCAGAAGTTCGTCCCGTCGTCGGAGTCGTGGGCGGTGTAGACCTTGAGCCGGCCAGTGGAGACGGCGGCGATGAGGGCGTAGCCGAGCTCTGACTTAGAGGGCCGGGTGAACTTGAGGGGCGTGACGGTGGTGCGGGGACAGCGGCGGGCGAGGATGCGGGCTGTGGTTTCGCCTAGGCCGGTGGCGTCGACGGTGAGGGCGGCGGGCTTCCAGGTGGTGATGAGGTCGATGAGCTGGGGTAGAAGCTGGTCGTGTGGTGTGCCCTGCCAGGTGACGTGGTGGAGGACGGCGGCGTGGTTGTCGGGCAGGGGCTCGGCGGGTGAGGCGGGCGTGACGGCGGCGAAGGTGAGGACGGTGCGGTCGTGGGCTTCGGGGGTGTCGTCGTCGCCACCTGCGATGTCGAGGCCGGCTGCGGTGGTGGTGGCTGGTGGTGGGGTGACGCGCCGGGGGAAGTCGCCGGCGAGCTGGGCCCGGAGCGTTGGGGGGAAGAGGCGTCCCTTGCCGGGGAGCGGGGTGAGCTCGTACTGGGTGGTGAAGAGCGGGTGGCTTGGGCCGAGGCGTTCGCGCTCGGCTTCGACGTAGGCGCGGTAGGCGGGGAGCTCGGCGGCGGGGACGGTCCAGGGGATGATGAAGGCGCGTTGGACGTCGTCGTTGCGGGCGAGGGCGAGGGCGCGTTGTCGTTCGCGGTGGAGGAGGCCGAGCTCGTCCCAGGCGGTGCCGTAGAGGACGGTGGTGGCGTTGAAGGCGGCGGCCATGGGGCGGAAGTCGCGGTCGAACTTGTCGGTGTCGATGTCTTGCGCCTCGTCGATCTCGAGGAGGGGGCTGGCGGTGTGGCCGACGACTTTGGCGGTGGGCTCGGCGCTGAGGAAGGTGACGGAGGCGGGGCCGGTGCGGAGGATGTGGCCGTCGTCGAGGCTGTGGTGGATGTTGGCGAGGTCGAGGGTGTGCTGTAGGCGGCGGATGGAGATCTGGACCTGGGGGCTGAAGGTGGGTGCGGCCTTGACGATGGTGGTGGGGTTAGGGCTGAGTTGTGGGGAGTGGGCGAGGGCGGTGATGATGGCGGTTTCGAGCTGGGCGCTGAGCTCGTTCTTGCCGGCCTGGCGGGACATCTCGACGGTGAAGGTGAGGCCTAGGCCTTGGAGGACGCTGACAATGATGGCCTGGCCGGGGGCTGACTGGTAGGAGCGGAGCGCGGGCAGGCCGGTGTTGTTGGTGGTCACGCGCAGCGTTTGCAGATGACGGAGGAGGGGACGTTCTTGGGGAGGAGGCGGTGCTTCCAGCGGTGGCCGCAGAGGGTGCGGTCGGCGGGGTATGTGGCGGGGCGGTGGAGGAGGCCGCCGTTCGAGATGAGGACGAAGGTGGGGTTGAGGTCAGCGGGTGGTTTGGGGGCGTTGCGGTCGTGGACTCCCATGGTGGTCAGCGTGGTGGGCGTACTGGGGGCGGGGAGGCGCCGGTGGCGGCCTGGGCCTGGCGCTGTTCTTCGAGCCAGCGGGCGTACTCGGCGTCGGGGTCGTCGACTTCACCGAGGGCGTCGGCGGCGTGGCGGCGGGAGTGGACGCCGGCGGCGACCATGGACATCTCGTTGGTGACCTCGCGGTCGCGGTCGGTGGGGAGGATGGTGCCCCAGCCGATGTCGTGGTTGACGACGCCGAAGGTGGTGTCGGCGAAGCGGTCGAGGAGGGCGAGGATCATGTCGTTGCGGCCGCGGTAGGCGGCGGTGCGGATGAGGCGCTTGCGTTCGACCTTCTTGACGATGGGGTCGAGCTCGAGCTCGAGGGCGACGCCTGAGATGTTGCGCTCGGTCTGGCCGAAGGCGCCGCGTGGTGTTTCGCCGAGGTCGTGGAGGGCGCGGAAGATGACGTCGATGAAGTCGATGTGGAGGCGGACTCCGCCGTGCTGGAGGAGGTCCAGGAGGTAGGCCTTGGCGTCGGCGGGGAGTTCCCAGATGGCGCCGGGTTGGACGGCGATGTCCTGCGCTTCGGTGACGTTCTCGAGGACGGCGATGGGGTTGCCGGACAGCTCGAGGATGCGTGAGAGCTGGGTGGCGGCGCGGTTCAGCTCGCGCTGGGGGTCGAGGATCTGGGGGATGTCGCTTTCGCCCCACAGCTTCTTGGGCTCGCGGAGGTTGGGGAAGGGGATGAAGGGTATGAAGCCGTAGGGGTTAGGGTCGTTGAGGACCCGGCTCTTGTTGACCCACATCTCGTAGGTCTCGCGGGTCCAGGCTTCGATGATGGTGTTGGTGCGCTGGAGGGCGACGCTGGAAAGGTCGACGGCTTTGGGGAGCGTGTGGGGGAGGTCTTCTTTGGGGAGCTGGTAGCGGTTGGCGACGCGCCAGATGCGGGAGGGGTCGTCGGGCCAGTGCCAGGCGAAGATGCCGGCGGGGTCGGGAGCGGTGAGGCGGACGCGGTGTTCGTCGGGGTCCCAGAAGACCTTGTGGACGCCGTCGCCTAGCACAGCGGCGTCGAGCTCGGTGTCGAAGTCGAGGGCCTGGGCGTCGTTGTCGTCCCAGACCTGCAGGAGCGCGGTCTCGACCTGGTCGGCGCGCTCGATGGCTTGGTCGGTGCGGTCGTCGGGGTCGACGCGGACGGTGCGGCCGGTCATGAGGTAGGCGGTGACTTTGTGGATGATGCTCTTGGTGTAGTTCCAGGTGAGGCGGCGGTGGCCGCGCTTCTCGTGGCCGATCCACTGGTCGCCGTTGTAGAAGGCGAGGTGGTCGGCGTACCGGCGGAGCCGGTCGCGGTCGCGGTTGTGGAGCTGGTCGGGCAGGCTCAGCTCGGCCATGGTCCTCCCGGTGGTGGGTTAGCCGGTGCTGTCGACGCGGGCTCCTAGCAGGAGGTGGACCTCGGTGGCGCTGATGATGTAGCCGAGGATGACGTTCACGTCGCCTCCGGTGACGGGTGCGGACTCGGTGTAGCCGCCTCCGACGCCTGCGCCCTCTTCGTTGTAGACGGCGCCGCCGAGGGTGCCGCCGGTGAAGCCGCCGACGACGGCGACGCTGGCGACCTCGATTACGTCACCGGAGACGCCGCCTTCGAGGGCGACGAAGCGCGTGACGATGGCGGTGCCGGTGGTGGCAAGGGCGCGTTTCCAGCCGGAGGAGTAGCCGATGAGGTCGCCGGCGATGACGGTGCCGGAGAGGGTGATGGGGAACTTCGGACCGATCGCGGTGACGGTGCGCTTGCGCGGGGACGCTTCGGTGAGGGCCATCAGGCGGCTCCTTTCCTCGTCGTGCTCTTCTTGGGCTTGGCGGGGCGTGCGGGTGCGGGCTCGTCGGCGGTGGCCGGGCGCTGGCGGTCGACGGGGATGGGTGTGACGAGCTTGGCGCCGCAGTTAGAGCAGGAGCGGCCGTCGAGCTCGAGGCGGACGGCGGTCTGGCAGCGGGCGCAGTAGGGGCCGACGGCCATCAGTTGGTCCAGTCCTGGGTGTCGATGCCGGAGAGGCGGGCGAGGGCCTTCGTCGACATGAGGACGAGGGCGTTGTACCACTTGATGCGGATGCGCTTCGCGTCCTTCACCTCGAGATTTCCGATGTCGTCCAGCTCGATGCCGTTGCCGGCGTCGATGCCGTGGAGGCCCTCGGCGCCGAACTTGACGGCGAAGATGCTAGAGGTGTCGTCGCCGGTCTTGCCGGCGAAGCCGCCGTCGACGCAGTCCTCGGTGTCGAGGATGAAATCGTTGATGAGGATGGGGAGGTCGTTGTAGTACATGAGGGGCCGGTTGAGGCCCTGGGGGGTGGAGAGGGCGAGGTCCCAGCCCTGGCCTCGGGCCAGCTTCTTCATCTGGCGGCGGCTGCGCCGGCTCATGATGAGAGCGTCGGGTGGGCCGGGCTTCACCAGGTCGATCATCTCGTCGAGCTTGGAGAAGGTGCCTGGGCCGCCGGTGGTGCCGCTGCCGGCGAGGACGTCCTGGTTGCCGGTGACGAGGCCGAGGATCTCGTGGATGCCGTCGAAGCCCTTCGCGTCGATGTCGTCGACGTCGCCGTAGATCATCTCGTTCTCGACCGCGCGGGCGGTGGCCTTCGCCTTCGTGGAGAGCGTGGTGGCGCGGAGGTCCTGCTCGTTGGAGCGGGTCTTGGCGAGGAAGTTGTCCAGGTCGGCGTCGCCGCCGACGATCTTGAGCGTGACGGTGACGGGGGTGACGGTGGGAGTGGACTCGACCCAGACGTCGCCGGGGTCGTAGAAGTTGGCGGAGCCGAGCGTGTTCTCGCGGTTGTAGGTGAGCGAGTTGCCGAGGATCGTGTCGTAGGGGAGCAAGGCGAACATGGGCGAGGCGTCGACGATCTCCTCGACCACGCCGGCGAGGAGCTGGGTGCGGGAGTATTTGTCGGCTTCTGCGATCGTCTCGAGGGCCATGGGGTTACTCCGTCCTTCCTGGTCCTGGGTTGTTCAGGGCCCAGGCGATGCGGCTGGCGCCGCGAGCGCGTTCGGGTGGCTGAGGGTCGCCGCGTGGCGGGGCCCCCGCGGTG